AGAAACTATGACACACAAAGAACGATATCCTGACTTTCTAGAAGAAACTATGTTTGCTGAACACGGAACTCGTGTTCTTATCAGTGATCCCACTTCGGATCTCTACCTAGAACAAGCCAGAGCTCGAAAACTAAAGGAGAAATACCCTCAGTGGGTTGAAGGACAAGAGAATAACTGATAAATAGGGGCAAAGGCCCCTATTTTTATGTCTATATTCATATCTAGAGAGTCAAAACGGTTTGTTGATGTTTCTTTGTCGTTTGAACCAAACCCAATCACCAAAGATCTCGCCACAATCAATAACGAGAGAGCAATTAATAACTCTCTAAAGAACCTTATGATGATTGCAGCCAGTGAGGTTCCTTTTAATGCAGATATTGGGTCTGGTGTTGCTAGTTATTTGTTTGAAAATGTAGATGAGGTAACAGCCGAACTCTTACAACAAGAAATTCAACGTGTCATTGTATTCAGTGAGCCTAGAGTTGAGTTGGTATCGCCCCTAAACGCTGAAAGTATAAATGGTGATATGAATTATTCTATTAGTGGAAGACAAGGAGTAGATAATGTAGCTTTTAGACCAGTTACTGACGGACAACAGTTCGCAAATCAATTTGCATCAGTAAGAGTAGAAAGTAGACCAGATCAAAACCTGTTTTCGGTGAACATAACATACAAAATAGTTGGATACGAGCAAATCTTCACTTTTAATCAACTTTTAGAACCCACCAGATAGGGTTATAAATAACTGAAATAAGGGATATGGAGTTGTGGCTGGAGCTATCCAATTAACAGAAGTAGATTTTGACCAGATTAAAGAAAATCTTGTCGACTACCTCAAATCCACCAATAAATTTACAGATTTTGACTTTGATGGTTCTAACCTTCAAGTTATTCTGAATATGTTGGCGTATCAGGCACAAATTAATGCCTATTCGACTAATATGATTGCCAATGAGAGTTTTCTCTCTTCGGCGTCACTTAGGCAGAACGTAGTTTCTAATGCGGCGATGGTTGGGTATGTCCCAACGTCTGCCAGGTGTGCAACTTCGTTCATTACCTTTGAGTTTCAATTTAACATAGAAGAATATACTACAGGATTTCCACTTTACCTGGAATTACAACGTGGGGCTGGATTTGCCGTTTCTAATAACAAACAACAACTGATTTTTAACTTTGCCGATACACAAACTTCGGTCGTGAGTAGTTTTGGAACCTGTACCTTCACAAATGTGAAAATTTATGAGGGAGTGTTCCTTTCTACACAATTTGAGGTTGATGATTCTGACTATGCTCAAAAGTTTGTTCTGAGAAACCCAAATATTGACACTACAACGATTAGAGTCGAAGTCCAAGAGGACCCCAACGAAGATCTGAACACTCTTTACACTAGAGCTGAAAATTTAGTCGATTTAGAAGACGATACTCGAATTTATTGGATTACTGAGACAGAAGAAGGATATTATGAACTAACTTTCGGTGATGGTCACTTTGGTAAGAAGTTACAGAATGGTGCTAGGATCTATGTTGACTATATCGTCTCCAATGGTGAGTTGGCGAATGGTATTCAGGGTTTAACCAACTTTACTTACATCGGTAAAACGATTGACTCTTATGGTAATGTATCTACCTCCAAACCAAACGTCTTTGGTGCCGAAAAGACACAAGGGGGTCAAGATATTGAGTCCGTGGCTTCTGTGAAGTTTAGAGCTCCTAAGTTTTATGAGACCCAGAACAGAGCGGTAGTTGATGACGACTATGCTGCCATTATCAGACAGATTTATCCATCGGTTGATGATATCTATGTTTATGGTGGAGAGACCAAACCCATTCCTCAGTATGGAAGGGTGTTTGTGGTCATCAAACCCAACTATAGTGATAAGTTATCAACACTAGTCAAGAACTTCATTAAGAGGTCTCTGGACCTCTATAGGATCGCTTCTCTTGATGTTGTATTCGAAGACCCTGAGGTCTTGAATGTTGAGGCAGTCAGTACAGTGTATTATGAAGATACACAGACCCTTAAAGATGCTTCGGCAATCGTTTCGGATGTAAAGAGCACTCTTTCGAAGTATTCCGAGTCTCCTAATGTTGAGAAGTTCGGTGGTGCTGTTAGATTCTCTAGGGTTGTTGGTTCTATCGATGACTCAGATCCATCTATCACCAGGAACCTCACTAGGTTGAGAATGAGGAGAGATATTCAGATTGTACCCAATACTTCAGCATCTTATGAGATTTGTTATGAGAATGCGTTCCCGAAAGACCCCCTAAATTCAGTTGTTTACTCTACTGGATTTAATTTGGTTGTAAATGGAACTCTTGACCCTAAATTGTATTTTACAAGAGACATTAACAATATCTCTAATGTAAGTGTGGGAAGAATGATTCTTTTCTATCTGAATGAGTTTAATGAAGAAGTAGTAGTTGACAAAGACTTTGGAAGTGTAGATTACGATAAAGGTGAAGTTTTGATTGGGTATCAAAAACCAATCAAAATCTATGACACTCAACTAGATGATTATATTATCGAAATGAGGGCATTTCCACGAGAGGTTGATGTTGTTGCTAAACAATTCATCTATCTTAATTTCGATGTCGCCAAGTCCATTATTAACGCCGTAGAGGAAACCGGTAACTGATATGCACAGTAACGAATTCATCTTGGGTGGATACCCAGAAGATGTTGTATCAGCGTCAAATCAAGTAAGTTCCACACTTCCATCTTATATTGTTCAGAACTACGAGAGGTTTGTTGATTTCATGTCATCGGGCATAGCTGCCCAAGAAAGAAGAGGATTTGGTCAGGACCTTCTCCAAAACCTTAACAGATATAGAGATTTTGCAACATACAACAAAGAACTCAGACAATACGATTACCTTAAAGAAGATTTAGGTCTTGGTGGTCTTACTGGTGCAGAAGGTGTTGAAGTCCTTGGTACCTCCAACGATTATTCAGTAGTTACCAACCTACTAGATGAGATTGCTCTTGGTGATACTTCTGTTGACCTGTTTCTTACTAATGCCGATGGTTTTCCTCTAGAGAATGGTGTTCTGCTGGTTGGGGATGAAGTTATTCTCTACCAAAGAAGAGAAGGTAATAGATTTATTGGATTGTTGAGAGGAGCCGGTGCTACTGTTCTCCTCCCTTCCTTCACTATTGATGGTGAATACTACAGCGACACCCAAGTACAATCACATATTGGTGGAACTAAAGTATTCAACTTGTCCATCCTTTTCTTGGTATCCATGTTGGATATCATTCACGAATCGTTTGTTCCCAGTATCTCTACACAAAGAGTACACCCAGATATTAAGAGATCTCCACTTCTTAGGAACATTAAAGATTTCTATCAATCAAAGGGTACTAAGTTAGGAATCAGAGCATTCTTCAAGATGTTATTTGCTGAAGATGACATCCAGGTAAGGTACCCTGGTGATCAGATGATTAAACCATCTTCTTCCACTTGGGTTCAGAATAAGTTTCTAAGAGTTGTCCCTATTCCACAAACACTATGTGACCCCAGTGTAAGATACGGAGTTCCTAGTAAAATCATAGGAAACAAGATTGTTTATAAATCTTACCTTGATAAGAAAGAGAAGAATATCTATGCGACAGCCATAACTGACTATGTTTCCAGTTACATGTATGGGGACACTATTCAGTATGAATTCTCTCTAGTATCCGATAGTACAGAAGGTGAGTTTCTCGCCAATCCCAACACTACACTTACGAGACCTTTAGAATCATCTTTGATTTCTAGTGACAACAGAAGTGATGTCACTACCATTACTGTAGAATCCACTCTTGGTTTTCCAGACAAAGGATTGGTCTTTATTGAAGATGAGGGTATCTTTTATGAAAGTAAATCCTTCAATCAATTCTTTGGATGTATTCGTGGTTATAGGGGAGTGGAGGTACAACACCCTGCAGGTGTAGAGGTTTATGGACCTTATTTTATCGAGTCCTCTTATGTTGAGAATGACGAAACTTATATCACTCGTTCTTGGCCTTTAGGTCTTGTCAGTGATGTGAGAGTAGATGATGGGGGTATTCTCCACTCTATTCAGGACGAGGTTGTCTTGAATGGTCCAGGTCGTGTTGATTATAGGGAACCAATTCTTGCTTCTTTCGAAGAGAACGAAAATCACAACGATGATCTCGCCAGAGCAGTAGATGCTGAGCCAGTTCTTCCGTACATAGGTAATTATACTTGGGGTGTTAATGGGGTATACTTTGATCACGAATATGTCTTTATTTCTTCCAGTAACCTCCCAGAGTACCCAGTAGGTCTTTTCAGTAGTAATAACACAACGGGTGAGTTTCTTCAGGGTGAATTTGACATTCATGTCATCCCAAGAAGAGAGTCAATTCAACCCAATGACGAGATTGAACATAAGGGAACCGGTGGTATTGGTGTCTTTGTCGATGGTGTTCCTGCTTACAGTAATGTCGCCGAAGATAAGTTAGTTCAAGGTAAAGTTATTGATTTTCCCATCTATAATGAAGGTGAGAAGTATGTAACCCCAACCATTCTTATCAACGAAGAGGCGGGTCTGGCTGAAGTCACAGTAGACACTAATCTAGGTCATATCCTTTCTGTTACTTCTACTAGTGAAGTCCCTTATGTGGGGGAACCTTCGGTTAGAGTGACGAGTGGTGAGAATGCCGAAGTCCTTCTCGATTTTGATGTTTATGGTAGAGTAACTTCTGCTCAAATTACTAACTCTGGTCAGTATTACTTCGATACCCCTCGATTAGCTGTTGTTGATAGATCAGGTAGAGGTAAGGGAGCGACATTGAGTTGTAAAGTTAATGGTTCTGGTGGTGTTGATAAGATAAAAGTATCTCATAGTGGTATTGACTATAACCCCGCTACAACTAGTGTAGAAGTTGTCACAATTGGTAAAGGTGCCGTTATTGGGGCAAATGTAGAATATTATGACTTTAATCGATGGAGTCTTATTGAAACCGCACCTAATCAGTTTGTTGACTCTGGTAATGGTTACCTTTATCCTGATGTTAACGGAGTGAGAAACAAATTTGCATATATTGCCGATCCTGTAAAGTTAAGAGAAAGACTAGGTGATGATGGATTCCAACACTCCCCTCTGCTTGGTTGGGCCTTTGATGGTAATCCAATCTATGGTCCTATTGGTTATAGAAACACCAAAGATATAACTGATGGTTTAGTTCGTCAGAAATCTGGATATAGAACGAGGGTGGACAGGGCAGATATGATTCCTTCAAATGGAACAGAGCCTGGTGTCACTCCACCTAACTCTTCATTCCCTACAGGTACATTCATCGAGGACTACTACCACGATAACAGACCCTTCAACTCGGAGACGGTTGATGGTAATGATACCCTTGATGTCTTTAATGGAAAGGTATGTAACACCCCCGAATTTCCAGTAGAGATTTATCCTGATGGAGTATATTGTTACTTCATCACTGTTGAGGCTGATGGTACACCCGCGTTCCCTTATATTATGGGTCCTACCTTTAAGAATAGACCAATCTCACAGACACTCAATGTGACTGACAATCAGGATTTTGTTCCTATCACATTCAAGTTGTCAGAGCCGTCAGCGACATATGATAAACGAGTTATTGATTTTGACTTCGATAAGGTTGAGAGATATAGAAATCCCTATTTGGAATCCACAAAGGATGGAATTAGGTTAGAGGTATCCGATGTTTCACAGGGTTATGTTTCTGGGATTCAAGTGGAGGATGGGGCACCATACAACAGGATTGTTGGTGACTACCTGTATTTTGATGATACAGATACGAGAGGTCAAGGTGCTGTAGGTCGAATTACTCATATCTGGGGTGTTGATGTAGAAGAGAATCACGGTATCAGAAATGCCACAAATACTAGGCTCATCTCTCACCATCAACAGATTGACCTTAGACATTACACTAACCTCAACTTAGAACTCGGAGCAGCAAGAAGAATCGGAACAATCGAAGCCGGTCAGGAACCCACAGAGGACTTATATCCTATTGCTTTTCTCCCCATAAGAACAGGTGATTACTTTGTTTATGTCTCTGAAGGCACCGCTTGGAACGGTGATGATGTTGAACTGAATGATTGGGCTATAGCTAGGGGTTTTGGTTCTAGTGTAACTTGGAGTAATGTTGAATACTACACAGAAGGAGAACTCATCTTTATTGAAGGCAATAGTATCTACACTTCAAGTGGGGCTCAATCTGTTATTGAATCTTATGAGGATCAGATTCTTACAGTCCATACCAATACACCAAACTTAGTTTTGGCTGGTGATACTTTCTTTGATGCTAAGGAAAATATTGTTGAGATTTTGACAACTGAAGTTCTCCCAGAGGCATTTTCACTCTTAAGTAATGGTAGCCCATTTAGTGTTGGAACATCTACTTACTTCGGTAACTTTATTCCAGAAAGTGAAGAAAACCTAAAGATAGGTGATCTTTGGTGGTCTGATCAGACGGGTCGACTCTACATCTATTATGATAACGAGTGGATCTGTACTCAACCTATTGGTACTAAACCAATGATTGGTGCCTCCAATACTGGAATAGGTACACACGAACCAACATCACAGATTGTCTACCACCCACAAACAGAAAGAACAATCACTATTTCTACTCAGGCACCTCAACTGAGGACTGACGGGAGTAATCTCATTGAAGGTGACTTGTGGTGGTCACAACAAACTGGTATCCTTTACATCTATTATGAAGGTATCTGGGCTTGTACTGACCCCAATGGTACTATTCCACTAGAACCTTATGATGCTGGTGGTAGA